TCTAATGTAAGGTTAGGATTTTCAGCACATCTTTGTAGTAAAGCTTCTAATTTATTAAGTACCTTTTTAACAGGTTCAAATACACCTTTAGAACTCTGTATAAGAGATGTTATGGCTTGTTTATCATCTTCTAAAGTCTGTACCATTTTTCTTGTAAAGACTAAAAGATTAGATTGTGATTGTATTACCCCTGTAGGTACTGAAATAATAAATGCTCCGGTCGGTGGGATTACCCCTCCAAATGGTCCTGGTGGAGTGACAGTGGTGGAAGGTATTGTTTGATGAGATAGTATTTCAACTATTACTTTTCCTGCTGCTATTGGCTTATCTAGACTCTTAGGTAAACGGTCAAAAGTCTCTATTTTTTTATCTGCTTTAGATATAAGAGATTTTATATTGTTTACTTTTTTTGATAAGTCTTCTAATATAGCAGGAGGTGGACAGGCATTTATCAGTTCATTATAAATTTCAAAGATTTTTTCATTTGCATATCTAATAGCAATATCTTGAGCTTTTGCTAATCCGATAGCTACTATCTCAGGTATTCTACTCTCAAAATCTCTAAAGTAAGCGTGTGGCATTATTCAGTAAATACTTTTTTAGATTTGAGTGAAGACTCTCCTCCTGGGTTAATTTCGTTTAAAAGTCCTTCTAATAATTTAGATGTAAGTTGTGCTTTAAGGTTAACAGATGGTAAAGGTTTTAAATCTACTGTTTTAGCTGTTATTAGCGTATCGGTCATACCTTTTAAAGCATTAATAAGAAGTTGTAGATATACCTCTAGACTATTTCCTAAAATAACCGGTTGTGATTCCAATACTAAAGCTTTATTTCCTAGATATATTTTTTCACCATCTAAACCAATATATTTTTCAGCATCTAAGTTTACTGTTTCTGATGATACACCAAAAGCTTTTTTAGAGGTATGAAATATACTATCTTCTTTAGCGTTAAAAAACAGTCTACCACTGTTAACTAATACCTGGCTTCCTCTATAATTCTCCGCTATAGGTTCAGAAGATTTAAAAGTATCAGCTTTTGTTCTAACTTGGTTTAATTTTATTTTATGGTCTGATGTTAGATATATAGAAGAAAAGTCTTCATTTATATCTTCTGTAATAAAGTCCACTCCATTACCTACATCTTTTTGACCGTTACTTAAAATTACTAAAGGTTTAGTGTTATTTTGGTCATCAGTAAAAGGATTAAGAGTTGATTTATTTCCTGTGAACCTTAATGATTGACCTTGTCTACCTTCTATTAATACATCTCCGGAAAATGGAAATAAAGGATTAACGTTATCTGATTCTTCAAAATTACCTAAAGAAGTATCTTCAGCGCTAGTAGCTGGAGAAGCATTGTGGTTGGGGGTGTTCCAAACACCTACTATTGAATGATAGTATGTAGTTTTGTCGCTACTTTTATTACTAGACGCCATAGTAGAAGGAGCTGCAAATATTAACACTATTTCGTTCTTTAACGGCATTACTTGCATATGAGCATTAGCATTAAAGGCTAGAGGTAGGTCTATTATATCTCTTATAAGAGGTTTATCTATAAAGTTATAATGTACAGCTCCTATAGAATTAGTATCTATATACGAAGGATGAGAATCATCTAATATAACATCAACTACTCTAACAGGCCTTAATGACTGTATAGATTGAGTTTTTGTCGGTGTAGAAGAAAGTTGATTAAGGTTGAGATTGTATGCCATCCTGGTTGTCTTCTTTAGTACTTTCTACTTGTTTATCTACTTCTTCTTGTTCTTCTAATAAGGCTTGAAGATCAGAAAAATCGAATTCATCTCCTCCTCCTTTTGCAGCTGCTGTTTCTATACGTTGTACTACTGTTGCTAGTTTAATAAGATGTTCGTCATTCTTAACTCCAATCTCCATATATTCCTTAATCATAGGAACAATAAGAGTAGCATCTCCTATATTCTCTATAAGAGGCTTTAATTCACCTATCAGTGCTTTTATTTGACTTTTAGTCTCTTTTGAGTTGTCGTAAATCTCACTAAAAAGGCCGGATAGGGATTTTCCTTCAAATATTTCCTTGTCAAAAGACATAGTTTTTTATATATAAATATTGAAAAGACTATTTTGACGAAAGATTACCTATATCTAACTGTGCCTGGTATTTAAAGTAGAACTCATCTTTTAGTACATTTATTACTTTTGTAAGATTCGGAGTCTCGCATCCGGTCATCTCTCTTATATAAATGTATAAAGCTTTCTTCTTAAATATTTCTAAGTCGTTACGTTTCTTAAATAAAGTAAGTATAGCGTCGGCTATTTGTATTTCCTGTTTTTTTTCGAATAAGTCATCTAGATATTCGTAAGTATCATCAACCCATTCATCTATAAACTTACTTAAAGATTTAGCTGAAGGTCTATCCAGGTCAAGATCTTCATCAAATGAATCTTCTATATCATCAAAAGAACCTATCTGCTTAAGTTTCTTATAGTTCTTATTATTGTAGTTTATTAACCAACGTTTAACTATAGTACCAAAGTATGAATATGCTTTAGCACCGTTTGTTGGATCAAATTTCATTATTTTTTCCTCAACTAAAATAGAAACTATCTCGTGTTTAAGATCTTCAATCTTATCAACATCGGTATAGTAGAATTTAAAAGTATGAATAATGTTTTCTGCAAGTTTATAAAAAGGTAAGTATATGTGATCTCTAAATATTTCATTTCTATATTCTGGATCATCTGAGTTATTAAACTTAACTATGTATTCCTCTGTCTCTGAAGTAAAGTAGTTATTCTTCGATTTCTTTCTCGCCATAATTTTCTGGTAGCATGTAGACATTCAGTTCTTCTTGTATGCTTTTAAGCGCTTCGAAGAAAAAACCTACTTCGTCCTCTCCTTGAAATATACCTTTGCTGTCTACTTCTTTTATTTTTTCATTAGCATTTGCTACTATATCTGATATAGTCTGTAAATATTTGACTTGATCTAATGTAATATCTTCGTATTTTTCAACTTTGATTAGTAAATTTCTTATTGCAACTAAAGAAACAAGTAAAAATACCGATAATACTATAATAGCTAAAACCATTTTATATATTTTTTAGTAAATTACTCAATCCTTGAGAAGATTTTACTGTCTTTCCCGTTGAAGATTGAGTTTTTTGAGTTTTAGGTGCAGCATTCCCACCATTTTGCTTCCAAATATCGTATTCAATCTTAGAAGCTAAAAAATCTGCTGTATGTAGAATATTAACTATGTTAGTTTTCATTCTAGAGCTTTCAACATTACTAAAGAAGTAAGGTTTATTTGCATCATCAAATACCCCGTCATGTAGTTTGATACCTAGGTACTCTTTCTGAGATAGGCTAATACCAAATTTCTGTAGTATATATAGAGATCTATCCGGTATAAGCATAAAATCTAACTCTGGATTAAAGGTATATGCTTCTGAAAGTTTATCTTGCCTCCATTTATCAGTCTGAGGTATGTAGTTTGGTTTATCTCCATCTCCAAGCTTACCTAAATCATGAAACAAAGCCGCTACTACAAGTTCTTCTTTTGTAAAATCTACAGTACCACCTAATTCTTGATATAATTCCATTTGCTTTATAGCAAAATGAACTACTCTATTAACATGATCTACATAACCACCGGGTATAGCATTATGATACCAAGTCTTTCCACTAGCCGGAGACATAACATACTCTTCTCCTATATGGTTTATCATAGCTAGCATTGCATCTTTACGTTCTTCCGATACAAAGGTATCGATAATCTTAAGATGTTTTTGGTAATTCTTTTCTATACGTTCGGCCGTTAATATCATATCTTAATTAATTATATATACTTATATAATAATATATTTATATCTATATATCTTTATATATTTTATTTAATCTATAATATAAGATAATACCTTTTACTCAAAGGATCAACTTTTTAATAAACTTTTTTGTAATTATTTAGTTTTTAGGAGTCTGATTATAGCTTTGATACGGTTGACTAGAATATTAACTAGTCTGGATGTAGGATTATGAGCTATATATCTTAATTTAGAACGATTTGGTATTGCTCTCATGACATTGTGTATTTTTCTCCGAGTCGCTGTATTACTGATATTCCTTCTTCAACACTAATATTAAAAAATTCTTTATTTTTATTATGTCGAAGTCCGTTATATTCTAAATAGTTATGGATTTCTTTTTCAAGATCGTGAGCATTAAAGCAAGGAAACTGGTATTCTACTTTAAAATCTTCTGCAACTCCTGTACCACTGTTAATCTGCTTAACTCTTTCAGTTACTTTATTTTTTGTAAACCCTATCTTTACTAAACCGGGCATCAAATCATTAGATAAAATATAGATGTACTGCGAGCCTACTATATCTTTAGGTACAGTTATATTCTTTTTCCTACCTGTATAGTAAGTTACATCTTCCCAACCATCTTCTGAAGGATATTTAGGATTAGTTGATGGAGTACGGGTAAAAAACTTTACCGGGTACCCTACATAGTCGTCTTTCTGTGAGACATACTGCTCAGCTTCTTCAGGGCTGATATACGAAATACTAGATTGTTCTTGTTCCATAATTTACATAACCTTTTATTACTTCGTAATATAGAAAAAAATATTCAAATAAGCAAGTAAAGTCTAATTTTTTTTAATTTTTTATTAGGTAGTAGCAAGATAATCTTGATACTGTTTTATAGTACCGCATTTTTCATACTGTTCTAATGTTTCAAAATATAATCTCAATTCATCTAGTCCTGAATAAATTTCATGTTTAGGGTAAGATTCTCCGATAGTATAAATGTCTTCTAATCTATTTAAATTAATTCTGGTGAGATAACCGAAAAGTTTACAATAGTACTTATATTTTATCTTGTGAGATACGTTTTTATATTCTTTAGGAAAGTTTCTACTAAACATTAAGTTCATTATTTCAAAATTCTGGATACCTGATAAAACCATTCCCATAAGAACATAAGGATTTTCTAGAACACCTTCCATGTCGTATTCTTTGTAGATTTCTTCATCTCCAGCTTCAAATATTGAAAACAATGTATTTTTATCTAAACTTTTCATTTTATATAAATATAATATAGTCTATTTAGTTGGATTTATCAATATTTATATGTAGCTTATAAAACAAAATAAAAAATGGCAAAAGATACTTTTAACTTAAACGAATGGGTAGGCAATAAAGAAAGACGTCTACTAAGAGAAGAACACGAAGACTCAACACCAGAAGAACTAGCAAATAAACATGCTGGATCTCCTATGCATCAAGAACCAGGATTGGAAGAACAGGAGTACTTTGGATCAGATGGAGATGATATTATCGAGATTATCAAAAGTAGAACTCTAAACAACGATTCATCGGAAATCGATGAGGCAATGGAAGTAATGGAGTTTATTGGACAACACTACGGAATTAACTTCGAATTCGGAAGAGCCGGATCTTAAAAATACTTAGTAAGTAACTAAGATAAAATATTTATCTATGGACAATTTCGATATTCATAAGTGGCAAAGAGAATCAATAATTCAAGAAAGTACTATCAAAGAAGATAATGTTTTAGATTTCTCTCAAAGATTCAAAACAGATTTTCAATTAGAAGATGAATTAAACGGAGCTTTTGATAAACTAAAAAGCTGCCTTCAAACGATGAGCTTAGATGATGAACAAAATCAATACTTGACTAAACAACTTGCTCATCATTACAACTCTCTCTTTTTACAAGAAGGAGAAGATACTAGTACGGAAAATTAAGATGGATACTCTAATTGTACCGGAGATATATTCTCATTTCTTTTTAAGACTGTTTTACCAATAATACTATATAGCAAAAAATTTTGCCGAAAAATTTCCCCGGGTTTGTAAAAAAAGTCGGGGTTTTTCGTCTCTAGAAACGGCGGCCCGCAAAATCGCGCGTTTTCCGCGAAGTTTTACCGACTATTTATATAAAATTTATATGTTATGCCAGCAGATAAAGAATCTATCATCAGTTTACTCAAAGGATTAGGTCCTTACTTCCTTACACCGGCCATGTTAGTCTTTATTATATGGAAGACCTCACAATTTACCGAGAGATCACAATATGTACAGTTTGATACACCAGAAGATAAGGTTAAAACAGTAGAACATGTAAAGAATGCACCTCAGGATGTAGAATTATATAAGGCCACACGTAGATTTGACAGTATTGCTGAGTCTATGATTGTTAATTCTTCTTCGGCAGTGTCTTCTAGGGCTAAAAGAGATAGTTTGTGGCAGTTAAATGCTGAAC